GCATATAGTTAAAAGTACCAGAGATACCAAGAGGCATAGCATCGGAGAAAGAACCTTGACCGAAAGGATAGACGAGGAACACGGCGCTAGCAGCAGCAACAGGTGCGCTGTAAGCAACACAGATCCAAGGACGCATACCAAGACGGTATGAAAGTTCCCATTCGCGACCCATGTAGGCATAGATACCAATCAGGAAGTGGAAGACAACGAGTTGGAAAGGACCACCGTTGTAGAGCCACTCATCGAGAGAGGCTGCTTCCCAGATGGGATAGAAGTGAAGACCGATTGCGTTAGAAGAGGGGATAACAGCACCAGAGATGATGTTGTTACCATACATGAGCGAACCAGCAACAGGTTCACGGATGCCGTCGATGTCCACAGGAGGAGCACCGATGAAAGCGATGATGAAACAGGTTGTAGCAGCAAGCAGGCAAGGAATCATCAGGACTCCGAACCAACCAACATACAGACGATTGTCAGTGCTGGTTACCCAGTTGCAAAACTGTTGCCAAGTATTCGATTGTTGTTGACGTGAAAGCGTTGAAGCAGACATTGTAATTAAGCAGGTAGTAAGACCATCAGGGAAATGGTGGAGATACTATGCTCCCCGCACCCTTAGCGGGGATATGAGAGACGGATTGGTAGCCCTGCCTAGTCTCGGTCAAGCGGCAGGGGTTCTGACATTGCAACAAACTCATTAAGGTTCGTCACATTTGTTTACTTATTTAGTATAGCAGAAAAAAAGCACCCTGTCAAGAGGGTGCTTGGAAAAATATTCGATTGTATCAAACTTCTACCGTAATCATTCGTTTGGCATAGTCATGTGCATAATATGTACGAGCACCATGAATGCCCCAACCAATCCAACTGTACGCATAGTTCATGTAGCGATCGATAGATTTACCAGGAGTTTTCATCCTGTTTTCAATACGTTGCCATTGAACTTCATTAGTCAGATAACGAAGCTGCGTATGTAAGTCTGATGGTTTCCCACCATACTTCTTAGCAAAATCACCCAATCCATAATATCTGTTGGCAGATGTCCATTGGATCAGTCCATAACCACCGTAGCAGTTATTCCAACTGGTCCTACTACCACCTTCACAGATATTAGGCACGAACATAGATTCCTGCTTAATATTGCCCATGATGGTAGCAAGGGCGTTTCTGTCTTTAACTCCATGATCCTGAAGAAATGCCAAGGTGACATTTTCATTCTCATTACACCCTTTACAAATTAGCCTTGGTTCTTTTGGTTCTTCGGGAGCAACCTCTTTGGTCGCTGTCTTCTCATCTACAAGATTCAATACATCAGTAATAAATGGAGGAGGTCCAGCCATCTTGTAGTTGACGAATGGCAGTGTTGCCGCATTGGTTGTAACCGTTGCCAAGAGAGGCAGGGCTACAGTAAAGAATTGTTGCACTAAAATTAATTGAACTCTACATCCGAATAAAAGGGGGGTACACCTAACCTCTCAGCAGGCACCTTCCTCGGCTCTAAATGTCACATCACTTTCTCATGATGAAAAACCCACCCTTGTGGGGTGGGTCTTTTTCATTATACCAGATTATTTATTTCTTGTCAAAATCTGAACTTGACCTTGGCCGCCACTTGGGTATTGTTGATACCATCAGCAATCTGGTGAAGTCCTTCAATGAAAATAGTTTGATTATAGTCAACAGAAGCAATGACTTCCACATCAGTATTAGTATTTACGGATGCTTCTAAGGCAACACCAAACTTATCTTTCTTCTTACCACCAAAGCGGTGAGAAACATTTACACCAACTTCACCGACATTCTCTGTCTTGTTGTAGTCACCAACACTTCTAGCAGACTGAACTGAACCATTCTCACTAAAGGCATCTCTGCGGACATTACTTACAGTGTGTCCTACGAATGGAGTGATATTCTTATGAGCATTCCAGTAGAGTCTGTTGTTAACCCACCACTCTTGCCCATTAGAAGTACTATCATTATTGAATACACCAGCAACATTTCTGGAAACAGAATACTTGTTGAGAGCATATCCAGCATTGGTGCGAAGCGATAATGTATTACCACGCATCATACTGAATACACCGAAGTGCTCTTTGGAAAGACTCGAAGTGCTGTCGGCACCAGTTAAATCAACACTTACATTATTATACTGACCGCCAATCGTCCAAGTTGGTTTTATATCAATCTCAACACCAGTTCCAAGAATGGTAGAAGTGCCGTAGTATCCATAGTCTCCGTGAGCCCATCCAAGATAGTTTTTGGAGAAGACTCTAACTTTCTCTTTGGTTTGAGAAGGAGTATGGTTCAGAGCACCACGAAGAGTCTTACCAACCTTATCAAGAACTTGATACTGATCAATACGTCCAGTATAAGTATTGGTTGAGTTTGTGGTTGCTGTGGAACTTGAGTATGTAGTGGTTGTAGAACCATCACTATAAGTATCTACATTCGCATATGTTGTGGTTGTATCAACCTTTGTGTTTCTGGTAATAGTTTGAGTTCCGTCTGCTTCTGATGGAGTATCAGTAATAGTAGTAACGGCATTTACAGAATATGGATTGGTTGCAGAACTTACCAGTGTAGGAGTTGTCTGTGTTCCGAACTCATAGATATCAAGAATACCATTCTGGTTAGCATCACCAGAAAGAAGTGTTGCCGAAAGAGTTACTGTAGCACTACGGATAATATTATCCATAGGCATCCAGTCTGCCGTTGGAGTGCCATTAGGTTGATAAGACTCGGCATCACCGAGAGGAATGTAAGTGAATGTATAATCACCAGCAGAAAGTCCTGAGAATGTTAGACCCTGCCAAGTATAGGATTCCTGTTGGGTTCCTCCGTTTGTTGCTCCAGTTGGATCATAAGGAACTAACTGAGTTCCATCCGAAGTGAAGTAGTTTGTTCCAGGAATCAAACCTGCTGGTGTGGAATTTTGAAGAAGATTAAACTGATTAATTGTGGTGGTATAACTGGTTCCGTTAGCACCTTCTAATTTAATTTCTGCTTCATTAAAGTTGGTTCCACCATGCCAAGAACCATACCAGAAGGTAACTCCACCTTGCCCATCCCCGACATAACCAATAGAGTTTGTATGCGCCAATGCTGCTGTAGGCAATGTGCCCATTAATAATGCAGCTGCTGCAGCAAGCGCCTTTTTAGTGTAAGACATAAAAAATACTTCGGTAGTTGATGTTTGCTTAACAAAAAGATTATTAAGTAATCACCAAGCACCGAAGCACCTTGTTATGTAGATTCAAAGAACAAAATCAATGAATCATTGTATATCAGAGATCTCCTCTTCTGGGTTGAACAAATCCTTCCTCAGAAGGTGGTTCTTCACCAGTTTCAACCTTTGATTCCAAAGCTTCTACACGTTGCTCTAAATTAACGGTAGGTTCTGGAGTTGGTTCTGATTCAGTCCATACTGGTTGAACTTCTGGTTCCGTTCTTTCCTCTTCTTCTTTTGGTCTAGCATAAACTGGCGCAGAATCAAGTGCAGGAGCAGAGGCGCTACCACCATTGTTCATTGCAGTTTTGCTGGCAACAGCTACACCGAATCCTGCAAGGGATCCAGAGAAGACAGAAGCGATGAAAGTGGGATCAAAGTCCATGACTTTCTGACCACCAGGGAGTCTCACATATGAGGCAGTGAGCAAGCCTGCAGACCAAATCAGAATCACAATTCTAACAAGATCACTTAACCATTCTCTTTTTTCTTCGCGGTCTGCTCCTTCGGAAACCTTAGGTAGCATTTTCTTTAAAAAATTAATGTGCATACTATTTAGATCTAAGACTTCCAAAGTTCGCCTTCAGCCTTACGGCGTCTTGCGAGGCCTGCCTCAACATGACTACCAGGATTACGATAGAGGAACAATGCCTCTGGGACTTGATCCCATTCTTTGTTCTTCAGTCTCTTGGTAATGGTGTTGAAATTACTACCACCGTAGAAGCCAGCGCCCAGGTTATAAGCAAAACTGAGAAGAGCACCTCTCTGTCCGTCGCTCATTTCGTCCCAAAATGGAATCTTACGCAGCGAAGGTAAAAAGTGCTTACGGCATTCGTCCACGAGTAGGGAATCTGCCTCATCTTGGCTAATTTTGTCTCCCAGTTTGAATGGGTTTCCGTTTTTGTCTCTTGTGGACCCCCATCCGATTGTGATTGGGGGTCCTCCTGAAAGAGGGTCAGGGTAGGCCTCCAATTTACAACCTTCAAACTCCTTGATTAACTTCAGTCCAGCATTAGGAACTTCGTCTGGAGCAGTCTTTGATTCACTCTTAGTAGCGGCAGCAGCAGGAGCACTACTACCGCCTGCTACTTTGGGTCTTGATCAAAGATACGGCCCCAACCATCAGTTCCACCAGGACACCAACGTGCCTTCAGTTCCGACTTCTTATAAACAGCACCCTTACCATTGTATACATCGGAAGAATATCCATCATTCAGATCACCATAGGGATCATTGACGATGTAGTCATCACCTTTCTTACCGATAACCACACACATGTGGCCACCTTTAGGAGCACTGATAGGACCACGATGGAGGATACCAATTACAACAGGTTTACCAGCGGCAAGTTGCTTGTCCAGATCAGCGAAAGACAAGTTGTAAGAGAAATGAGATTTAACTCCGAACTTCTCCAAAACTTTTGTTTGAACAGCGTGATCGGTTGTATCACCAATCTTGAATACTTCTTTAACGTATGCATCATCACCTTTTTCACCTGCAGGAAGTGTGCCAGGTTTCATATACTCAAGACACATTGCACAAGAAGAAGAGTTGCAAGTGCGTTCAGCGTTTGTATAGTTGTCTGTCTGTGGATAGTAAGGAACAGGAAGTGGGTTCTTAACTCCAGCAGGGCCCTCTAAGGGTTTTCTAAAGATCTTAACCCAGTCAGCGTTGTCGTCAAGGTATTCCTTAGGAAGATTATCTTCTAACCACTGTACAGCGGCAACGTGCTGCGAATTATCTTGCTTATAATATCTGAAAAAATTGTGTAAATCTACAGTCATTCTGCCAAAAGAGCGGGCCCTTTATTTAGATTAACCAACAATTCTCCAACATACAGTAGCGTTACCTTTCCTAGTCGATTCGATGTTAGCAAAAGCACTGTAACTCAGATCGATGTCAGCGTGACTATATGGACCACGATCATTTACTCGAACAATTACTTGCTTAAGATTATCTTGATTTGTTACTCTAATTTTTGTCCCCATAGGGAGGTAAGGATGAGCGGCAGTGTGAGCATAAGCATTGAAACGCTCACCGTTAGCAGTTCTATTTCCATGTGTTCCATCACCAATTCCATAGAAGGTAGCAAGGCCACAAGTAAGACCAGCAATCAAAGTGTCAATCATTAATTAAAATACAAACCACAAAATAGGGGGGATAGATCCCCCCGTAAGATCACCAAATGCCAGGGATCAGTTGGCCAGTAGTGAGATAAGCACCAACACCAGCAACGAAACCAATCATTGCCAGACGAGCATTGAGGATCTCTGCCTCAGGAGTGAAAAGTTTTTTCATGTTAGTAATGTTTGTGAAGTTTAGGAGTGAGGTAAGGACGATTGAAAACTTCTGCGAATGACATAGTTTTCAATTTTTCTTTTTGTTCTGGGGATAGAGAACCCCAGCGAAGGCGGGCAAGGATATACTTCATTTAACTCCTGTGCGAAGCCAGTTGAGCACCGTATCAGGATCACTCATTTCATAAGGATCAGTCGGACAATTTCCGACTTTTCCAGGTTCTTCAAACATCATTTCAATCTCACCGTCATTAACAATCATAGCATAACGCCAGGAACGGAAACCGAAACCTAGGTTCGCTTTATTGACAGACATACCCATAGCATAAGTAAACTCGCCGCTACCATCAGGAAGTGGTTTGACATTTGAAATACCTTCTCGTTTGAACCATGCGTTCATAACAAATGCATCATTTACAGAGAGGCAGTACACCTCATCAATGCCAGCTTCCTTAAATTGATTGTACTTGTCTTCATACCCAGGAAGTTGTTTGGTAGAGCAAGTAGGAGTAAATGCGCCAGGGAGTGCAAACACTACAACACGCTTTCCACCGAAGAGATAATCAGTAGATTTATGGACCCATTCATAATCATCGGAGGGCCCAACTTCGCGGCAATGAAAAAATACTTCAGGTACTCGGGTCATGTTTTTGTTTAAGTTCAGGGTTAGCATTACAAATAAGTTTTTCTCTTACAGGTTTGATGACAATAAACTTGTCATTTTTTAGAGTTCCAGCAATCTGAACTTGAAGTTGATCTTGGTTAGACCAAGAACCAGAATCTACAAGTTTTTGTAGAGCGACTGCTAGTTGCCCAAGCATGTCTGCCGTAGCATGAGTAGTTGGGATTGCAGCTGATGGAGAAAATGGTGAGGTTGTCACGGTTTCTTAGTAAAATAAATGGCTCCGCCCAATGCAAATGCGGTGAGAATACCAACGATTGTTACAACAGAGATCACAGGTTTTCCTCTTGATCGCTAAGGACAACGCAGTCGCTGGTGGGATAAGCAACACAAGTAAGGATAAACCCTTCTGCTTGCTGATCATCGTCCAAGAAGGACTGCTCTTCATTATCAACAGTACCGCTGATCAGTTTGCCTGCACAGGAAGAGCAAGCACCAGCACGGCACGAATAGCTCATATCTACACCAGCCTCTTCAGCAGCGTCTAGAATGTACTGATCATCTTCACAGGGGAAGGAAGTCTCAGTACCATCAGGTGCTTGAAGAGTAATGTTGAAGGTAGTCATCGAATTCAGTAAGTTTCAGAAAGTTGGTTGACTGAGTGTGCCAGCAAAACAAAGAAGGCAACACTGGTTGCGGTGAAAATGACTTCTGCCATCAGAAAACACCGAAGAACAGTTTACCAGTGATGACGTAGGATGTCAAGCCAAAGATGATTCCCATCATTGCCCAACGACCATTATACATCTCGGTCACCTGCATGGGGGTGAGCAGACCTTTGCGGTTGTACTCCTGGTACACCATCTCGGGCTCCTTTGCCCACATATTCATCTGTCCCTGTTCGTTTGTTGTGACGGTCATGATGTTTTGTAAAGAACTGTTACACAATTATATAGTAAAAATAAAAAGGTGTCAAGTACCTCAATGTTTTTATTTCCTAACAACAGTAGGTATAATTACTTACCAATACACATATCTCCCACTTGTCCATCAAGTTTTTTATGTTCTGCTGTATGAATTCCTTGTACCAACACAAGAAAAAATAAAATAACGGCTGGGACTGCCCACAGATCATTACCAATACGACGAAGAACTTTGAGAATTTTAATCATAAAAAAAGGGGTCCGAAGACCCCAGTATTATAACACAAATTAATGTGGACAGTTAGGTTCCACAAACCTTCTATTTCAGAAGGCGTACTTAACACCAGCCTTGACGTTGGTCAGAAGGTTGTCAACTTCAAAACCGTTGGTGGTAGAACCCCAGACTTCACCGTAGATGCCCAGGTTATCGGTAGCAGCAACGTTGATGCCGACTTTACCAGACAGTTCAACTTCGCTGTCACCACCATCGGGAAGAACGAAGTTAGGGCCGAGTTGAGCATAACCAGAGACGTTACCACCCAGGGAACCTTCGACGCCCAGGTGCGACTCGATGGTGGTGCCACCATAGTTGCTACCAGCGAATCCAGAGTTGGACTCTACATTAACGTAAGGACCAGCGAACGCAGCGGTGGCAAGGAAAGGAGCAGCAGCGACAGCTGCGATTGCGGATTTAAACATAATTGTACCTCTTATTTTCTCGCAGAGTAAAACCTGCGGATGTAAGGAGTTTCGACAAACTCCGTTTGATTCAGTGACTACGCGAGTAGTTGAGGCTTCATCACTTGAACATATTTATCATAACACTCTTTTAAGGTTTCTGTCAAGCCATTCGGTTAACCGCCTTCTCTAACCTGCTGCATCTCTGGAGGAAGTTGACCATAGAAAGGATCATAATCAAACATTCCTTTCCAATCTTCAATCAAAGGAGATGTCTCTCTCCAGAACTTCCAAAGACCTTCATAACTGGATCTATGGAACATGTCAATATGTTCTGCATGAATATCAGAACCCATGTCAATTTTGTAGAGAAAGAGTGGAATAGCAAATGTCAATCCACTATTGTAGATAGCATCATCTGCAACGGCTCTAGGTTTAATCTTTTGATCCAACCTATACTTATCACCTTCGCAATGGAGTTTAACAACCTTTTCAGCATGATGTCTGGTGATCAAATAACATGCGGTTGAGAAGTCATTAACAAATCTCTTATGCATTCTAATCGAGAGAATACTAGGATTAATGATAGCAAGTTGCAAAACATCAAAGTCGTATGGTGCCATCTCCATGAACTCAGACCATTTAAACTTCCAATGTTTAACTGGTTCAAGATCACAATCATCTTCCATAACAAGAAGATGATCACCAGATCCATTCTCTAACCAATGCTTCAATGCCTTTAGATGACTGGTTAGACATCCAATCTCACCATTAGTAACGTTGGGAGGATACTCACCAACTAATGTGCTTGCAAGACTATCATTCCTTCCGTCCTGGGATGAGATACGAGTGTAGTTCTCAATACCCCAATACTTAAACTGACCCTCCATGTACTCTTTACGCTCAACCTTATCGTCAAGGTTGATGTAATAGATTTCAGGAAGACCAGTAAGTTTGAACTTAGACTTATTCTTTTCTTCGCTCAGATAATATGCCATCTTTCAGGAATCAAATCACGGGTAGATTTATCTTGATTGTTTGGACCAAACCAAAGACTTGGTGCAATGACTTTTTTAGAGTCTGCAAGCCATGCACCCCACCAAGAGAAGGAAGAGTTGGCAATGATATGTCCCGAACACTTAGTCATTAGACAGAGGTCAATAGCATTATCTCCAGACTCAGAGATCATGAAACGATCATCACTGAACATTTCCTGTTGCTTACACCACTCAGGATCATCAGAAAAGATAATCACTTGTCTAGTATCATCAAACTGTTCTAATGCTTGCTTATAGTATTCAAGAGGAAGATTAGCATGATTCTCACTGTTAGTCAAGTAATCAGTGCGGCGAATGTGAAGAGCGACTGGATGGTTGAGTTCTTTTGCCATCTCTTCCACAGGTTCACTAATCTCTGGAAGAAAAGTAAAGTCTTCTTTGATACTATCCTTGATGTTTGCAAAGTATCTTTCAGACTGAAAGAATCCCAGAAGAGAAACATCATTAGGACATTTATCAAATAGTTCCTGATCAAACTCAAAGAACTTTTCTCTAGCTGCAGGAGCGTGACCACGGTCAAGCAGTTTAATATTTTGAGGATTGAGATGCGGTAGTTCAAATACTTGGAACAACTGATGCTCAGTCCACTCATCCTCACCTGTAGAGGGAGGAATGCCAAAGTCATATCCACGATTGTGTGCGATGCCCCTCAGAGAGGCATACTGAAACATCTGGTTACCCAGACGACCCAGTTTTCCAAGATAATTAACGGCTAACATTTTTTTCAAACCTCTGTTTCACATATGCTTGACTACGATAATACTTAAGGAGTTGATCCTTATCCCAGTTGCGAATGTTCTGCCACAACTGGTGGTTCTCCATAAACTTAGGATTATGATAGTGAGAGTTATGAGTTCTTCCGTGCTCCAGATGCCAGATAGGTCCTTCAACACGACTTACTTTATTGCCAAGAGCATTCATTCTATAATAGAACTCACAGTCCTCAGCACCCCAGGACAAGAAGTTTTCATTCCACCATCCTGCTTGAATTACAGTCTTCCTGCGATAGAATTGAGTCCACCCAATAGTAGATGACTCTGTTCTCATGTGATTGTCAAAGACTCTAATATCAAAGTCACTGGCCAAGAACTTCTCATAGATGTTCTGTGGATATGTAACTTGATATTGATACACTCCACAACCATAAGGATAGGCAACATCACACTGGTTTTGCTTGATGACATTGTATGCCATGATGTGACTCTTAAGTGGATAAACCACATCAACATCATGACTGCAGATAATACTTGTAGGAGCCATCTCAATCAAGTCATTGAGAATGCGCGTCTTATGAAAAAGATCAGACTCACTCTTCTCAAAAACGTGGAGAAGATTTGCCCTACTCTTATCAACATACTTCTCGATAACAGGAAGTGCTTGCTCAGCAAATACACTTTCCTTATCCACTTCCTTCACAATGACCTTTGCATCGGGAAGGGTCTTAAGTAGATATGTTACTGATGTAATTACATTCCTTAAGCGGTCAGCGGATTCAATCCTGACCGGCATGATATACGTTAAATCCATCAAACCTCAATCCATTTCTCTGGGAGCAAGTCACTCATATCGTAGTCAGCATAGGCTTCACCAAACCACTGTCTAGGTGCAACAATAGGATACTTTGGATCTTTAATTAACCAAGCACCCCACCAACTCATTGAACTGTTGGCAATGACACCACCATTACAGAGAGACATCATACACAGATCATAGTACGGAACAAGAGATTGTTCTGGACCATCATTAGTGTCCGCTGTCTGTGTATATCTAGTATCAAAATCAGAGATGAAAAATTCATCTCCTTGGAAAAATTCTTGATGTCTACACCATTCAGTATCATCAGAGAATACAAGAACCTGAATATCTTCTGGGAAGTAACTTCTAGCCCTCTGATAATATTCAATCCCAGTGAAAGGATGATACTGAGGTTGACTGATGTAATCACCTCGCCTTACATGCATGAAGATTGGATTGTTGAACTCACTGATAACTTCTTTACATGATTCAAGAATATCTTCATTGAATGTAAAATCTTCTCTGATCTGATCTTCAATGTGCTTAAACCACTTCTCGGATTGAAAGTAATCATGAAGATTAGAATCATCTGGACAAGACTTCATGAACTCTTCACTGAAGTGAAACTGTCCTGTTGCAAGATTCCTGTTGGTTTGAAAGTAACCTTTGTTTTTTCTGCCAACATTAGACATTCTAAAACAATCAAAGAGACCGTAATTAGATCTCCCATAACTGTCATCAGGTGGGATTAAAAAATCGTAACCATGATATGCTGCAATGCCACGGAGTCCCGCGTATTGAAACATCTGATTCCCAAGTCGCCCATTAGATCCCAAAGCATTATATGAAAGTGCCATTAATCTCCTTTCCTGATTCTATAACTATCTTCGTCAAAATGTTCGGTAGAAAACTCAAACATAACGGTGTCTTCTAAGGCTTTCATTTGATGCCTTAGTCCTGTTGGAACATGAAATTTATCTCCAGGTCCAAGTGTCAGTCTCTTGGCTGACCCAAAATCATCATCTTCGCTGTAAAAAACTGCAAGTTTACCAGTGTGAACATAGAAAACTTCATCTTTCTTCTCATGGTAATGCCATGAGCACTTCTTACCCTTGATAAAGTAAAGAAGTTTACCACAATATTCTGGACAGTTCACGATCCATTTTTCGTGACCCCACCCCTTAGAAACAACTGTGATTGGTTCAGCAGCTCTGTCTTTCATACACAAAAAAGTCATTTGAGAATGATCCTTTATCATCGATATAATAGTCTCCCGCTGGTTTTCCTAAATGAAGTTCATGAAATTTACATCCCCACTCTTTCAACTGGTTGTAGGTAAAATCATAAAATTCTTTATGAGCTAACATGCGAGAATTTTTATATCTACCCATACCTCTTGCCGTAAGGTATATGATTTTGTGACCTTCATCATACAATTTATTTAGATAGTCGATCCGACTCCTAAATGGAAATGCATCTTCGTATTTACCGAACGTATTATTACAAATAGTTCCGTCAATGTCAACCACATAGGTTTTCATATGCTTTCCTGTATTGGAACCAGAAGATTTTTGCATGGTCAGTAAGGTATTCTCCATAATGCTCTAGATCATTCAACATTTTATTGGTCAAGCGGTAACCAATGATTTCATTCTCAAGATTGGTAACAAGATCCTGAACATTTCTGTCCTGATAAACAGAGGCTTTGTTGTATACAACACAGTCTGGAATAATATGCTGAAGAATATACGAACCCCAGATATCATCCATTCTACCCACATGCGGAAGCACAGAATAAAAAGGAAGAACATCTCTGTGGAGGAAAGTATTCTGACTATTAAATGGTGCAATTTTATTTGAGCAATATGGTTCAGTGATATCGTCAAACTTCACACATGGTTTCTGGGAGAGTCTAGCCATTGCATCAATATCAGGATCACCATCCCAAAGATCTGCCTGAACTAAAACCTTTCGCAGGGTCTTACCTTTGTAAGATACTCGGTGTCGCTGAGGAACTAATTCAATCGGATAACCTCTATGCCAAACGTTATTATGTTTGGTGACAGACAGAGGATCAAAGACATCTGCTTCTGGTTCCCAAAGATCACACTCGATAGTCTTACCTACCAAGAGATTCTTACCCCAGTCAACATAAGGAATGTTGTCATCATCTACAGTTGCAACAACCTCAGCCCCGAGTTTATATGCCTCAAGGAATCCAATGTTTCTACGTTGAATTGAGTTCCAACCAATAGCATCACTAACAGTACGATACTCAGAATGCTGATAATCTGGATGCAGATAGATGCAATCCAGATCTTCATATTCTTTATGGGGAGTTTTCTTATCCCCAACAACAATCAAAGTCCAATCGCGCATTGCAGCATAACGTGCAGTCGCCTCTTGGACAGGATTGATTGTCGTTGTCACGACATATTTTTTAGACATTACAGAAGATAGTTATTTACGAAGGAGAGTGTTGTATAGTTTTGCACTGCTCTATTATAAGCGGATTCTCTCATACTGTCAAACTCTGAGAAATTATTGATAATATGATCTAACTTCTTTTCAAGGTCTGCTTCATCGTCAAAGTAAATAAATTCTTTGTCTGGTTCAAAGAAGTACTCAATTGGATTCCATGGATCTCTTTGACAAAGAATGAGACACTTAGCAAACGCAGCCTCAAACATTCTCGATTTAATCTGAGGGGCGATACCTTCTTTCAAGTGAGTGAATGCTTTGTTTTCTCTACCCTTGGGGAAGTTTAAATATCTCTCTTCTGTTTCTGGATTGATGTTACACAGACCATGCACAATAGCAACTTTAGTTTGTGCCAACATCAACATCTTATCCCGATAAGAACAGCGAGGCACGTTACCCATACTGTAATGTCCAAACCTAAAGTTATACTTGGCAACCACATTCCTCATATAACTTTCCCAAGGAATGGCCTTCGGAAAACTACCAAAGTAAGAGACATCAATAGTCTTCTCTAGGTTTGGTGGAATCCAATCCTCAGAGAATGGAAAGAAAACAAATGTTCTGTTGTCAAATAACTCAGCGGTGTATGGACAAATAGTAAGAATCTTATCTGCTACTTCATGGAGTCTTTCCTTGTCACCACCAGCAACACAGAAGTTTGGTTCCTCTAAAGTAAGAACAACCTTTTCTTTATCCTCATATCTACCAGAATATAGATCACCATAAAAGTCTGCCATGAAGAGATAGCAATCTCTCGCAACTTCTTCATACTTCTCAAATCCAATGTAGTACAGAGGATCTTCTGTCAGTCCGTTTTCAGGCCTGACAAAGTTCAAAACTTTCACTTAAAACCTCCATGATGTCTTCTTTAGTTATACAGTATGTTCCGACATGTCCTACAGACTTTGTTGCCAATTTAACAGCACATTTGATTCCCATATCAATGTCATCAGTTACAGTAGAAATGACAGCGAGAGTAGCATGAAATACATCTCCAGCTCCACTCACATCATATACACTAACGGGTGGAGCAGGATATAATCTGTCATTCCAAACAGCACCATCCTTTGCTTTAGTGATAATTAATTCGTAGGGTTGACAGAAACATGGACCCTCATCATATTCTTTCTGATTGATTTTAATAACAGAATTTGGATAACACGATAAGTCTAAAGACTTTGAATCTACAAAGATATTGCAGTTTGCTTTTGTGCATACTTCTTTAGCATAATACCAATCAATCAAACCCTTTGCGTAGTCTGAGAATACAATAACATCATATTGACTCAGATCTGGCAGGTCTTTTATCGAAAGAGATTCAAACTCTTCACTAATGTCTTCTCTGAGAAGTTGTTGATTCAACCTAGAGTCAACAAACCTTCTCTTGATAATCTTACTATATTCATTAGTAATGAAGTCAACAGAACATCCAAATGCTTTTAGATTATTGTAAACGTTACCAGCCATTCCTGGTTTGACTTCTGTTCTTTCATAATCAAAAACGGGAACAGGTGCCTCAGGACTAATCCTGTCAACTGTTCCGAAATGATATTCATCCCGGCACTGTTCCCCAATCAGCAAGATTTTTAAGGATTCTAGTCGTTGAGAAATTTCCGACAATTCTAAAGAACTTAACTTCTTTTGCATGTTCACTACCAATAATGTGTTTACCTTCCCAGTCTTTTCCCTTTACCATGATATCGGGTTGAACTTGTTCCACAAGTCTAATAAGATCCTCGTCAGTTTCAAAGAATCTAATTACATCGGCAAATGGTTTTTTATTTAAAGGATTCTCTCTCGGAGGAGAAAGATTGATTTGCCGTTCAAACTCATTATGATGAGGTCTCTTTGCATGGTTCGTTGGATCTTCATTTCCAAGAACATAATTGCCCTTAGTCTGACGAATTCTTTCATCAGTATCAAGTCCAAGGATAACTTGCCCGTCATCACCAGCCAACTCTCTACAATATTCAAAGAGTGCATAGTGTCCCTGATGAAGAATATCAAAGCATCCGTTAGTAAATACAACTTTACCCATTACTTCTCACCCATCACCATAAAGGAATTATTGAGATCAACATCGGAAACAAATACTTTTTTGTATCCACGATCTTCCATGTATTGACGAATCACCCATGGTTGAAATACATGTTTGTGTTTACGATTATGCCAAGGTCTCCAGTATGCCTGACTGTAGTCAGGAAGATACAAGAACAAGGTTCCACCTTCCTTCAGTCTCTCATACCAATAATCCATAACCTCTACCCAATCAGTAGTATGTTCAAGACAGTGACTGGAGAAAATAAAGTCTGGTTCTTCTTTAGGAAGATTCAAGGCATGATACTCATCAGGAAAATCTAGATCGATTGCACGAGCTCCAGGAAAAGCCCACTCTTCCTTCATGCATCCAATATCATATCCAAATCCAGAACACACATGCTTGGCAAATGGAATAGCAAACTGAGAAGCATTTCCAACAGTTTGGAATGAAGGGTATTCTTCTCCTTTAAATTCGATAGTTTCAATCATAAGTATTTCCAAGGAAGGTTGAACAAGTATTGGACTTCTGACCAGTTACCCCAACGATGATGTAAGAACATTGGTTTATCTTTAACCTTATCAAACAATTCTGGACTTTCAAAGAGATAGTTCCAAGCAGTTTCGATGAAGTTATATCCAGCTGCTTTCTCAATGACTTTACACCAATCAAACAGGGTATAACCAGGGATGTGCCTTGTTTCTACAACTTGAGCACCACCATAATCATCTGGGTTAATGGATATTCTATCACAGATTTCAATCTTTGGTCTAGTACACCAATACCTATTAACTAGAACGTATGTACTGTCATCATTAAGACCTAAAACTTTGTAATAGAGTTCGTCTTCTTTTTCTCTGTTTCGATTGAAGAGAACATAATTTCTCCAATCAGACCAGTCAAGACCAACGTGATCATACTTTCCAGCCATGATGGGTTTGTAGTCTCCAAATCCCTGAAAGAAAAATAGATCCGATGTAATTTTGGATGGAGCACCATGAACGTACTCTTCTCTATAGGGAAATTGACAAGACTCTGGAACTGGTTGAGTACTCCCATTTACGGGACTGTCATCATCATTCCAAGAAACAAAATTAAAATCTGGAATGTAATCAGACAACCACTTGAACTCATGCACCACAGGCCACCATACTTCATATCCCGCTTCCTTCATGTAGTATGCGGCTTTTTGTAGGAATAATATGTCTCCTAACCCACATGGTTGGTAAATCAAAGCAGTTTTCATTCTAATTCCTGAGGTACTTTTTCACGCCACAACCACTGATCATATTCTACCCATTGCCATGGAGCACTGAATAATTTTCCAACACACTCTTCAGTATTTTTGTAGTGTCTTGGATGACAGATAAGTGTGTCAGCCTGAATGTTCAACGTGTCTATAATATAATTTAGGCAAGTATCAACGATGTGAATTTGCTCAGCATTTTCAATCACAGAACACCAGTCAAAGACTCTTTCTGTCAGGTTTGGATCCATCCATATTACCTTACCATCATAATCCTCAGGAATGGTCAGTTGAACACCGTGGTGGGGTTTCCTGAAACTATACCAAGAGTTTGCGAAGATGTATGGTTGTCCATCATTCAAACCAAGTCGATCATACAAAGAGTATTCTCTTTCATAATCTCTCTCGTAGGAAAAGTATTGGGCCCAATCAGACCAGTCAAGGTTTGCTCCATCATACTTAGAAGTCATGATATCGGCAGAACCATTTGGCAATGGTTGCTTGCTGCAATCATAGGCAAAGACATCTGATCTTGGAATTTGAAGATTCCATCCAGTTTTTACTGGTGTCTTTAATTGACAACAACCAGCATCCCACATCTCTTTTGTGACTGGGTGATAGACATCATACTTTTTATTAAACTCTTTTAGAAGTTTCTGAATAAAAAAGATGTCCCCCAATCCGCCTTGTTGGAGAACAACTAAATTCATACTTTCAACACCGAACGAATTTGCTCTTCTGGAGAATCAATAGGGAATGCAAGAAGGTAACCTTGGTCAGACAAATGTTCAATCAGAATATGAGTTTTACCAATGATCTCCTCTACGAAATCATATCCATCACCACCATACTCAATACGGCCGTCCCAGCAACCACCTTCAAAGTCCCTATGAACATAGATGCGAAGATCATCCATGATGATTACATCTTTAGAAAGATCTCTCTTCTCAGCCATGATGCGAAGTTCTGCTTCCATAGGAAGACGTTTGTCTTCATCAGATTCAATACCGTAACTCTCTCCCTTATAGTCTGCGCCAGGGAAATGAGCATCTAACCAGAACAGAGTAGGTTCAGAATCAACATCTTTCATGACATCTGCCATCCTATCAACGGTATATCCCTGATAGAGATGAACCATATCAGCAGCCACCTTATAGTTTCGCTTCAATCGATCATACAATTCCTCATCCAGTTCAATGCCATAGAGGTTATCAATCTGCTCAGTAAACAGAACGATATCCATACTGGTTCCGTCACCAGTGCCAGTCTCCACGAAGTTCTTGATCCCGTATTCTTCGATCAGTTTATTCAGTTGTACTGGATGATTAATTTGTCCCATTTCAATTCAAGTAAGTTGTGTAAATGAAGTCTTCAAGGACTTCCATTGTTTTTGCAATTTCCAAGTTATCGTTGATTGCTTCTTCTTTAGATTTATATAAGTCTTCACTGACTACAAATTCTTCCGACAACGGAATAATTCCATCCATGTTGAAATACTTTCCAATGTCAGGAGCCCCAAGATAAACAGGGATAGTGCCAGTTGCGAAGCAATCGAGAAGTTTTTCTGTGAAGTAGGTTGGGTATTGTCCATTCTCAATAGCTACAGAAAACATATAATCACAAAGACCTTCTTCTTTAAATTCAATCTCGTGAAATC